AATGCTGAATTATGCAGTAAAAGCGCCGGAAGCATTTGAATCTTCAGCTAAAGGGCGCTCCGCAGTTCCCCAGCCATAGCGTCCCATCTCAGCGCAAAACACTGCCGCCGGGGAACAGCCTCCATCGAAAAGCAAAAAGCCCCGGTCCCTCGCGGGGCCGGGGCGATTGCCTTATTTTTATTAGCTACTCTTTTGAGCATTAGGGCGGCGCTCGCGGCAGGCGACCGCAGCCGTCGACCAGCGCCTCGAGCTGCGGCGCATAGCCCCACAGCTTCTCGAGCTCGCTCCAGGCCGCGAGCGTGCGCGGCCCTCGCTCCATGGCCATCAGCTCCTCGGGCGTGCGCAGCACAGGCCGAGGCGGCCGCCCGTCGAGCGGAATGCACGGCACCGGCACCTGGCGGTCGACCGTCTCGGGCACGGTCGCCGTCGGCGACGTGCCACAACCACCCAGGAGCGGCGCCGCGGCGACGAGAACCGCGAGGAGGAGGTTAGATTTCGTCACCACTACGGCGCCGCTCCGGGTTTTCTGGAGGCCTCGATCGCTGCCCAGGCCTGGTCGCAGTTCGCCGGCGGCCGGGTGCGCAGCAGGTCCTCGATGCGCAGCGACGCGGCCTCGTGCTGGCGCGCGGCGCCCTGCGCCGCCTCGAGCGCGCGGCGCGACGCGTCGAGCGCCGCCTGCGAGGCACTGACGGCGAGCTCGATCGAGCGCGTGCAGGTCTTCGCCGCCGCCACCAGGATCCCGACCTGATCGCGCGCCGCGGTCAGCTCGATCCTCACCTTGTCCGCCTGGTCGACCGCCTGGAAGCGCCCAGCGCGCTCCCAGAGCGCCCAGCCGGCGAGGCCGAGGCAGAGCACCACCACGCCGAGCAGCGCGTACAGCGTGCCCTGGATGCGCGCCGGCGAGGCGCCCACGAGGTCGAGGAGGATGCCCATCAGGTGCCCACGCGCTCGTCTGTGCCGTCCCAGACGAACTCGCCGTCGGCGCCGACCGGCCGGTGCATGGAACAGCCGCAGCAGTAGGTTGAGCCGTAGAAGCCCGGCTCGCGCGCGTAGGTCTCGGCGAGCGGGCGGCTCATTGTGGTGAGCGTGCCGCAGCCCTTGCCGACGCTGTCGAGCTGCTTCTGCGTCCAGAACCTTCCGGTTGCCGATCCCTCGTGGCCCTCCGGGTACGGCTCGAACTTCACGAAGACGTGCTCGGGGGCGCTGAACTCGTTGAACCGCTGCTCCTCGGCGGTGAGGTCGCGGATCGGGAATTTCGGCCCGGCGATGCCGACATGCAGATAGCCGCGGCGCACCGGGCGCACGAAGCCCTTCGCGCGCTCCTCCTCGCTCAGCACCAGGTAGCACTTGTTCTGCGGCACCGGGCGATCGTCGGCGCCGTGGCCGAGGTCCTCGTGCTTGGGATCGGTGGTCAAGCCGTTCTCGCAGCCGCTCATGATTTTTTCCCCAGCTCGAAAAAGAACGCTTTGGCGTGTTGGTCGACCGGCGCGATGCGGAACGACAGCAGGTCCTGCCCCGTGTCGTCGACCTCGGCGATCGGGAACACCAGGTCGTCGCCATACTTCTCGCGCAGGCGCTTCATGCAGACGATGAGCAGCTGGTCGCGGAAGTTCTCCATCACGTCGGCGTGCAGCCCGGCGCCGGCGTCGCGCGCCAGATCGATTCCCTTGCCCATGGTTTCCTCCCTACGCCAGAGTTATGTCGAGCTCGCCCGGCAGCGGCCCGGTCAGCGACGGCGCTCGCGACGGCACGTAGCAGAAGCGCCCCGAGCCCGCGGCCACCGTCTGCACGTGCAGCCAGGTAGGCGTCCACTGCGGTCGCTCCATGCCCTCGACGCCGCAGGCCTTGAGCGTGTCCGGGTGCGCGAGCGCCCAGCGCGCGAGGCGCCGATCGGGCAGGTCCGCCAGGTCGCAGGCCTCGGCGGTGAGATGGCGCGAGTGCTGCCCGGCGTTCGACGTGGCGTCGTTCACCGCCGGCGGCCGCCAGCCGCTCGCCACGTGCACACCGGCGAGGTCGACGCCGTCCGCGGCCATGGCGGCGAGCACCGCATTCACCACGTCGACCGTGCGCGCCGCGTTGGCGCGGATCGCGTCGGTGCAGGCGTCGGCGTACTCGACGTCGCGGCCCTTCCAGTAGTCGGCGAGCGCGATCGCGTTCATGTCGGCGCGCCGGCGCTCTTGGGCGGATAGGCCCGGCAGGTGCCGGCGGCGAGGCCGTTGATCACCGCCGTCAGACGCCGCACGTTCTCGAGGTCGAGCACGATGAACTGCTCGCCCTGGGCGTCCTCGGCGACCTGGTACTGATAGCGCTCGCAGTAGGGCAGCGGCTCGCTCGCGCAGCCGGAGGTCAATGCGGCGCCGGCGACCTGCGCCACGATCACGCGGAAGTCCATGGAAACCTCCCCTATTCCGGCGGCAGCGGCGACTGCTTGAGGTACGCGGCGAGGCCGACGAAGGAATTGACCAGCGCGGCCGCGATACCAAGCTTGATCAGCAGGCGCGGGTCCTGCAGGTTGAAATGTTCGGGCGAGATGCCGATCGAGGCGAAGCCGGTGAGCACGCCGCCCGCGGCGCCGCTGACGGCCGCGGCGATGAGCCCGCGCAGCCAGAGACGCATCTTCCCGGCCTTCACGATGCCCTGCCGCCGGCGAGCATGCGCGCCACTTCGACGCGCGTCGGCCGCTCGCCGAGCTCGCGCGTCAGCGCGAGGTGGATCTCGCGCAGGAGATCATTGGTATCGCCCATAGCCTTCATCAGCTGCTCGCGGTCCTGGCGCTGGTGGTCGAAGAGCTTCGCGATGTTGTCGCGCTGCCGGTTCATTTCCTCGAGGCTCGCCTTCCCCTCGAGCGCGGCGTAGGCGCCGTCAATGCGCTTGTGCGTATGGCGCCAGACACCGAAGAGCGCGCCGAACACCGCCGCGGTGCCGCCGGCGATGCGCGCCCAGAAGCTCACTTCATCCTCCAGCATGAGGCGCCTCCGGTGGCGGCGGGCTGAGCTCCTTCTCGCAGTGCTTCGGCTCGAGCACATGCGAGAGGGCCCAGCAGGTGACCTTGCACAGCACGCCGTCCGACTCGGCGCACTTCTTCGAGATGGTCTCGGTGCCGTCCCATCCCCAGCTGGCCGCGGCCGCGCAGTCGGTCGCGTGGAACTGGTTGGACGCGTAGCGCTTCCACTTCTCGATGCCGAACAGCTGGCCGAGCGGCGCGGCGAAGATCGACAGCACCAGGCCGCAGGTCTGCATCACGAGGAAGCCGACCCAGATCACGAGCACGACCACCAGCGCCGGCGGCACGAGGAACGGACGCAGGTTCATGGCGCGTTGCTTCCCTCCCTGTGGTTAAGACGTCTTGATGATCCAGTCGCAGATCACGGCGGGCGGCACGTTCTGCGCGCCGCCCGAGCCGGACACCGGGCTCGAGAACGGCCCGGGACCGGCGGTGTGCGAGGTGCCCGCCGGCGACAGGCCGATCGCCGTGTCCTGCCCGGAGATCGCGTTCGCGGTCTCGAGGTCGGTATTGCCGGCGGCGCCGTTGTTCTGCTGCCAGGTGAACGGGTGGGCGTGCGCCTGCGAGTTCTGATCGCCGCCGGCGCGGCCGGGCACGTTGGCGAGGATCCCGGACACTGCGCTCGTCAGCCGGTTCGCCGCCGCGCCGCCCATGTCGTCGCGGCCGAAGAGCGCGCGGCCGCGATAGTCGGGCTTGTGGAAGGTAGTCGCGCCGTCGCCGTCGCCGTGCGGCGCGACCACGCCCGTGTGCACGCCGCTCTGCGTGCCGCTCGTGTTGATGCTGGTCCCGCCCGGCGTCGCGGCGAACTGGAAGGTGTTGGCGTCGACCACCTTGACGAAGTACTCCGTGCCGGCGCCCGGGCCGCCGTGCGTGCCGGCGGTGATGCCGGTCGGCAGCGCGCCGGTGGTGAAGAAGCGGATCGGCATGTTGCTGCGCAGGCCGTGGCTCGGCCAGGTGACCACCCCGGGCGAGGCGATCGAGATCGTCACCGTCGCCTGCGCGAGAAGGATCGCGAGGAGCGCGCCGAAGTTCGCGCGCAGGAGCGTATTGCCGTCGCACCAGTCCCAGGTGCCGCCGCCGCCCGAGGGCAGCACGAGCCCGGGCCATGGCAGGATCTGCGCGACGCTGCCGGCGATCGGCGCGCTGTTCAGGCCGTCGTGGTTGTGATCCTGGACCGCGTTTGCGAAGTAGCTCGCGCCGAGCCATTCCTTGAGGAAGATGTGGTTGTCGCGCAGCCCGGTCATCAGCACGGTATCGAGCGGGCTCGCCGGATCGACCGCGGTGTCGGCGATCGTGACGAAGGCTTTCGAGATCGCGGTCATGTCATCCCTTCGTCGCGAGCATCAGCATCGGCCGGCGCACGGCCTCGCCGTAGCACTTGAGCGTGTAGCGCTTCGCGAACGACATGCGCGAGTCGGGGAAGCGGTCCTCGAGGCCGCCGAACTTCTCGCAGGCGGTGCAGCTCGCCACCGGCGCGAGCTCGAAGCCGACCAGCGGGCACTGCACGAACGCCGCCGCCGGGACCTCGATCTGCTCGTCGCTACGCGATGAGGTAGGCGCCTGATCCATCGTTGAAGGTCCCGTTCGAGTTGCTGATGAAGGCGAAAGCGCGCTGCGCGGTGCTCGCGACGTCGTAGTCGGGAAAGCCCGCCGGCGCGATGAACGCGAAGCGCTGGCCGAGATTCGTGCTGCGCGCATCGATCTCGAGATGCGTCAGGCGATCGGCGCGCTTCACGACGCGCGCGAGGATGGTCGAGGGATTGCCGTTCTGGTCGACGCGCGCGCGCGAGGTGATCTGCCGCAGATCGCCGACGTTGACGTCGTCGCGCGGGTCGAGCTTGAAGGTGAGCTCGAGCGGCGCATCGCGCAGGCCGCCGAGGCGCCGCGCAGCCGTGGCGAGCGTGAAGTTGATGTTCGCCGACGACAGCCAGCGCGAGTAGCGCACGTTCGGCCGCACGTCGCCGTACTCGTTCACGCTCTCCGCGTCGGTGTCGACGCGCAGCGCGCCGCGCGCGAAGTTCTTCGCCTCCGTGAGGTTGAGCGTCGCCGCGCGCAGGCCGTACCAGATCGCAAGGCGCGTCAGGCGGTCACTGTCGACCACGTCGACGATCGTCTCGCCGCGGATCAGGCTGTCGTCGGTCAGCTCGACGATGGTGCTCGGCAGCTCGGGCATGTTCGCCTTGAAGCGCACCAGCTGCCCGACCGGATCCCACCAGGCGAGCATGTTCAGGTCGACGAGCAGGTCCTGCAGCAGGTCCGAGGCCTTGGTCGGCGAGGTGACGCAGGCGGTGATCGCCGCCGCCGTGCCGAACCATGTCGCGTCCTGGTCGGCGAGGCCGGCGCTGTCGATGTAGCCGGCGTCGACGCCGGAGCGCACGATGTCGGTGATGACCGCGGTAACGCTCGCGCCGTTGTAGGCGCGGCTGAGCTGTACCGCGCCGCCGGCGTTCTGGCTTGCGCGCGTCGTGCCGAACTGCGCGCGGAAGCTGCCGTCGGTCCACGAGAGCACGTCGCCCGCGCGCTTCGCGAAGCGGATCACCTCGTCACCGATGCGCACGTACTCGAGCGTGCCGGTGAGCGACGGATCCGGGTACTGCGCGCCCTTGCCGGCGTCGAGCGTAAGCGAGAGCGGCGCGACCTCGATGCTCGAGGTGACGTCGGGCGCGGTGGTCCATGCGACGCTCACGGTCGCGATGCGCGTGCTGCCGACGTAACCGGAAATTACCCGGCGCTGGCCGGCGCCGAGGCCCGCCAGGATGAACACCTCGGAGCCGACGTAAGTGCCGTCGACCTGCGACGCGGCGACCGGCAACTGCACCGTGTTCGCGGTGCCCGCGAGCGCGAAGCCGGACACCGAGGCGCCGTCGAGCTGCAGGAGCAGCTTGCCGTCGGTCGCAAGCGGGATCTGCACGCGGTCGAGCTGGCGCACGACGTCCGCCAGCTCGACCGTGAACTGGCCGGCCTTGTCGGGGCCGGTGAGCGACTCGATCAGGTAGAGCTCAGTCTGGAACGTGTCCCAGGACCAGGGCGACTGCACGAAGCCGCGGCGCACGCGAGCGAAGCGCCCGGCCGCATTCTTGGTGCGCGCCGAGAGCCGCCGCCAGAACGTGCCGGCCGCCGGGCTAGCGCGCGAGGCGATGTACGGATCGGCCTCGGTGTCCGGGCACGGCTCGTCCGCCATGGTGATCACGGTATGCGAGCGCACGGCGAGGCCCTTCGCCGGGTCGATCTCGGTCGGCGCCATGGCGACCGACTTGATGTACGGGCGCATCGCCGCCTCGCCCGGAGGCAGCGGCATGCCGCTCGAGCAGAAGCGCCAGGTGTAGATGCCGCGGTTGTAGTTCGGCTTGTCCTTGCAGGTGGCGAAAGTGTTGAAGCACTGCGTCCCGGTCGCCGTGCAGCGGCCGCCGCTCGCCGCGTCGCCGAACACGTTCTGGCACTTGTCGAGGTCGAGCTCGACGACCGCGGCGACCTGGCGCTCCTGCTTCGCCGCCGCGGTCGCCCTGGCGTTGGCGACGGTGGGCGCAGCGCTCGCGCCAGGCGCGACCAGGCTGCGCGGCCGGCCGGGCCCGCGCGGGCCGCGGCGGATCGGCCCGCGTGCGCTGCTCGCCACGCTCTAGTTCTCCGCCGTCAGCTCGTAATCGTGCAGCGTGATCGAGTTCGAGGCATTGGCGACCGACCAGGTGGCGAAGAGGTCGACGATCTGCGAGAGCGTCGAGTCGAAGCCCGTGCCGACCGCGGGCGCCGTGTCGGGCAGCACAATCGCGCCGACGCCGCCCGCGGCGACCGCCGCCGAGCCGACGAGCGCGCGCGAGGCCCAGCGCCCGACGCCGATCAGGTTCGCGGCCGTGCCCGAGCCGAGCGCGCGCTGCGCGAGCTTCACCCAGAGCTCCCAGCTCGCGTTCACCTGCGCGGTGGTGTTCAGGTTGATCGCGCCGCCGTTCCAGACGATCACCGTATTGCCGCCGGAATCCTTGAAGCGCACGTCGAAGGTGAGCGTGCCGGGCGTCGTCACGACCGTGCTGATGCGCCCCGACGCGTACAGCGAGAGCTTCTTCGGCAGGCGGTCGAAGAATCCCGGCAGCAGCGTCGCCTTTGCCGCAGTCGGCAGGAGCGAGGTCGGCGTGGTGGTGTTCGCGAGCGCCGCGCCGTCGGCGAAGGCCGCGGCGACCAGTTCTTTCCACGAGTAAGCGGACATGCCTTGCCTTTCAGGTGATGACGCCGGTGAAATGGACCTGCAGGTCGGCGACGCTGCCGGAGTAGTGCGGCACGGTCACGCCCATGCCGGACTTCACCAGCAGGATCTCCGACGGGAAGTTGTCGGTGTCCCAGCCGAAGGCGAAGGGCGCGCCGCGCAGGTTCGAGCGCCAGGCCGGCAGGAACGTGCCGCGCACCCACGACCAGGCAACCTTCTCGAAGGTGAGGTCCTGGTCGTACTGCTCGAAATAAATCACGCGCCCGAGCGGCTGGCCGTTCTCGTTGTCGTTCTGCTGCCCGTTGATCGCGCGCGCGAGCGGATCGAAGCCCTGCGCCAAGCCGACCGGGAACTCGAGACGCGCGCCGATCGCGGCGATCGGAATGGTCGGCACCGTCACGCCGGTGAAGAGCAGGCGCCAATAGCGGAACGACGTCGACGCGAAGACGAGCAGATACGGATCGTTGGAGGCCGGCGTGCCGCTCGCCACCGTCACGTCGGAGGTAGCGAAGTTGTCGGTCGAGCCGTGCACCTCGAGCGAAGCCCCGACCGATTTCATGTTGTGGCCGAGGAGGAGCGCGTAGTCGGCGGCTTTCGCGGCGCCGCTGTCGACGGTCAGCGACGCCGGCAAAACGCCGGGCTTCCAGAACGTGTAAGGGCGCCAGTCGGCGACGTTCGCCGCGGCGAAGTTGCCGGCCGCGGTCGAGCTCGCGACCGGCGTCGTATCCGCGAAGCGGTTGTCATAGAAGAGCCGCGGGAAGGCCATCGGCTCAGTTCACATCCTGGGTGATCGTGATATTCGCGCCGAAGCTGATCTCATCCTTGATCGAGGAGATCAGCTCGCGCACCTGCTCGGCGTCGAAGGTCTTGCCGACGAGCGTGATGTTGACGTCGGACGGCGTTGGACTCAGCGCGGCCGCCGGCGTCGCCGCGCCGGCGGCCGGCGGCTGCACCGGCATGCTGGTGATCGGATTCGCGTTGAACGTCGCGATCGCGGGCGACGCCGAGCCGCCACCTTCGAAGCTTTGCGAGCGGATGGCCGCGACGTTCACGGCGGTCGCGGCCGCGGCGAGCGCGGCCATGGCGGCGCCGGCGATCGGGCCGCCGAAGCTCGCGCCGAACTTGTACGACGACTGCACGGCGGTGATGCCGTCGATGATCGCGTGGGCGATATTGGCCGCCTTCACGATCTCGAACATGGTCTTGTTGTGCTGCGCCGCCGTGCCGAGCATGTTCTGCACGAAGCCGACGTAGTACGCCGCCTGCACATTCCAGCTCTTGCCCTGCAGGTTGAGGCGGTCGAGCTCACCCTGGGCGACGACGTTACCGAGGGCCGCCTGGTGCTGCAGCTCGATCAGCTCGCGCTGCTTCGCGGCCTCGGCGGCGTCGACCAGGCCGTTCTGCTCGGCCTGCTCGATAATGTTCTGCTTCTCGATCAGATCCTGCCGCAGGCGCTGGACCTCGGTCATGGTCGACAGCTGGACCTGCGCCAGGCGCTTCGCGACTTCCTGCTTGTGCTCGATGTCGATCGCGTCGAGCCGCGCCTTGGCGATCGACGCAGACGCCTGCTGCGCCGCCTGCGCCTCCGCGATGCCGTTCTTCAGCTCCTGCTGCCGGCGCAGGTCGCCCTGTACCGTGGCGAGCCGCAGCTGCTCCTGCATCGAGGAGATCTGGATCGTGAGCAGCGTGTGCTGCGTGTCGCGCTCGATCTCGACCAGCTGCTTCTGGCCGATGGCGCCTTCGCGGTAGGCGATGTTGGCGAGCTCGTTCGCGTGCCGGATCTGCGCGGCGAAGCCGTCGGCGAAGCCCTTCAGCGCCTGCAGGCGCTCCTCATAATGCTGCTTGTCCTCCATCACCTGGCGCGCTGCGGCCGAGGCGTCGACCACCGCCTTGCCGAACAGCGGCAGGATGCGGTCGAGCTCGCGCTCAATCACGTCGCCGGCCGACGCCACCGATGTCCCGGTGTCGGCCCAGACGCGGTTGATGCGCTCGCCGGCGTCCGCCGCGCTCTTGCCGACGTCGTGCGTGCCCTCGTTGAACGCGGCGAGCGCCTGCTTGAAGTCGCCGGCGAGGAGCGGCACGATCACCGCGAGCGTGCCGCCGATCGTCTTGCCCACCAGCTCGAAGACCGCGACCACGCCCTGCGCCACCGAGGCCACGGCGCGCAGGCCGTCGCCGATCGACTGGCCGACCGCGACGAAGTCCTCGCCGGCCTTGGCCGAGTCGGAGAAGCCGCCCACCAGGAGCTTGAGCGTCGGCAGCATGCCCTCGCTCACCTGGCGGATGTTCTGGTCGAGCTGCAGGCGCAGGCGCTCGTATTCGTCCTTCAGCTCTTTCGCCCGGGCGATCTGCTCGTCGGTCATGGTGCTGTTCAGCTGGCCCTGCTCGACCAGCTGCGCCATGAACGGCCGCAGCTCGGCGAAGCTCTTGCCGAGCAGCTGCTGCGAGATATAGGCCGCGGCGTTCTTGTCGGTCATGTTCACCAGCGCGGCTGCGACGTCGAGCATCACGTCGCTCGCCGCGCGCCCGTCCGCCGGGTCGATGCCGAGCGCGGCGAACAGGCTCTTCTTCTCCGGGTTGGCGAACTGCGCCTCGGTGAGCGAGCGGCCGAGACGGGCGATGCTGGTGGCCACCTGGTCGAGCGAGGTGCCGGCGAGCCGCGCAGGCTCCTCGAACGCCGAGAACGCGGCGCCGGTCGTGCCGGCGACGATGGCGAGCTCGCCCATGCGCGCCTGCGCCTCGATCGCGCCCGAGATCAGGTTCTCGAAGTAGCGCACCGAGAGCGTGACGCCGAGCGCCTCGAGCGCGCTCTTGGCGAAGTCGGAGGCCGATTTGACCTGGTCGGCCATGCCCTTCACCGCGTTCGCGCCCTGCTCGGTGCCCTGCACCAGGCGCGCGATCTGCGCCGCGAAATCGATCTCGTAGGTGACGTTGCCGCCGGCCATCTCAGTCCTCCGCCGCGATGCGCCGGAACTCGCGCAGCGCCGCCATCTCCATCACGCGCAGCCGCGCAAAGGCATCGTCGGGATCGAGGATGCAGCTGCGCCGCAGCACGACGTCGACGCCCTCGTAGCGCAGGCCGAGCGGCAGCGAGCGTGTGTGCTTGCCGTCGCTCACGACCTCGCGCAGCCATTGCGTCGTGCAGGCGAGGAACAGGTTGACCGCGTCCCAGTTCTCGGGCAGCACGCCGAAGTCGTCCTCCGCGGCGAGCTCGAGCATCCAGTCCGGCAGCTCGGCGCCTTGCACGCCGAGCGCGGCGAGGTCCTGCGCGACCGTGTCCACGGCCGGCCCTGGCGCGAGATTGACCCACCAGGTCGCGGCCGCCTCTAGTTTTTTCTTGCCGCGCCTCCGCTCACCGAGTCGGTCCAGGCGACCACGATCGAGCGCGGCATGCCGGGATACTGCTCGCACAGCTCGAGCACCGCGGCGACGCTGAACGCCCAGGGCGCCGCGTCGCCGTCGCGCTGCATGTCGTGCCAGCCGACCATGGTCTCCTCGACGAAGGCCTGGTTGCCGAGCTCGCCGATCGCCGAGCGCGCGATCAGCTCGTTCACCTTGGCGAGCGGCAGCGCCTTGAACTCGACGTCGAACTCCAGGTACTCGGGCTTGCCCGCACGCTGCGCCACTTCGTGGCGCACGCTCCAGCGGTAGGACTCGCGCTTCTTGATGGTCGGCACTCAGAGCACCGTCTCGGAGAACTCGTTGTTGCCGGCGCTCGTCGGATAGAGCTCGAGGCCCATCTTCAGCATCAGGATGCCGTTCTGGTTCTCGTACTGCGGGTCGGTGACGATCGCCGTCGCGCCGTCAAGCTGCCACTTGTTGCCGGCGACGGTGCCATGAATCAGCTGGATCGCGCCGGTGGTGGCGTTCTTCGCCGCGGTGTACCAGTCCTTGGCCGCCATCGTGTCGGCCTGGATCGACACCGAGCCCGCGACCTTCGAGCGGTCGGTGATGCGCACCAGCTCGGCATTGTTCACCCAGTCCTTCCAGTCGACCGTATAGGCCGGGTCGTAGTCGAGCTTCTGCAGCACGGCGGTGAAGCCGAGCAGCGTGAAGGTTGGCGTGCTCACCTTGTTCTGCACCAGCGGCTTCGGCCAGGTGGCGCCGAAGGTGAGCGCCGGCAGCGCCGTGTCGGTCGGCGTGTTGTAGATGCCCTGGCCGCTCACCTTGTACATCGGCATCTGGCCGTGCGAGAACTCGACCTTCGCATTGCCGCGGAAGCCGGTGATGATGTGGTTCACCGCGTCCTTGTTCACGTACAGCGTCGCCGACTCGAAGCCGCTCGAGATCGGCGCGTACACCACGCTCACGCCGGCGTTCACCGTCTTCGAGCGGCCGCAGGCGCGCAGGATCGGGTCGTAGCCCGGCGCCGTGCCCGCGGCGCCGCCGCCGGCGATCGGCAGGTCGAAGTCGACCTTCACCGGCGTGCCGCCGATCGCGGGCACGTCGTCGCCGAAGAACGGGCGCACGGGCTTGCGGTCGTGGCGCACGTTCGCCATCGGCGTGAGCTTCAGGTTGTAGATGTACATCGCGTCCGTCGCGCCGGCGGGCGTCGGGTCGGTGCCGTAGGTGGTTTCGACCTTGGCGAGCATTGCGGAACGGCGATCGAGGCGGGTGGCGGCCATGGCTTACTCCTGGGAAGCGGGTTGGGCGGCCGCGGCGGCGGCCGGTGCAGACGTCTGGACGGGCGCGAGCTCGGGCGGCGACGGGCGCACGGCCACCTCGGGCGGCGCGGTGCGCACGACGCGCGTGCGCAGGCCGGTCTTCGAGTCGACGGTGTATTCGCCGCCCAGGCCGGCGGCGAACTCTTCTTGGGGCGTCATGGCGTGGTCTCCAGGTGCTCGACGGTGTAGTCGCAGGTGAAGTAGAAACACTCGGCCTCGAAGGCGTAGCCCTCGGCCTGCGAGCCGACGTGGATGTCGTAGAGCGTCGTGCCGGCGAACGGGATCCCGGCCGGCTGGTTCGAGCCGAAGCGCTCGAGCGCGAGGCGGATCTGCTCGCCCAGCGCATCCGCGCCGTCGGCGGTCTTGTCGAGCGCGATGACCTGCACGGTCGCCTTGCAGAAGCCCGGGTCGCCGTAGGTGCCTTCCAGGCGCTCGGTCGACTGGAGCTTGTAGACGATGCTGGGATAGGTCGGGTTCTCCGGCGTCCACCACTTGAAGATGCGCGTGTTGGGATCGTCCGCGACCGCGCCGCCGATGAGCTGGTACACGCCCGCGACCTCCTGCAGGCGCGTCTTGATGATGTCGCCGGCGAGCATCTAGGCTCCGTTGCCCTGGTCGGCGACCAGCTGCCGGGTGCGCGTGTCGGCGTAGTCGAAGGCCGCCTGCACCGCCTTGTCGCCGGCGCTGGCGTTCGCCTGGTCCAGGATCGGCTGCGCCTTCGCGCCCGGATGGCGCACGACGCGCCGCACCAGGCCGCCGAAGCTGAGAAAGCCGCCCTGGCTGCGCGCGGCGATCTCGTGCGGCTTCGTGCCGCCGAGCACCATCGCCGCGTAGAACACGCCGCGCCGGCGGTTGCCGAGCTTCACGCCGGCGAGCGCCACGCCCTTGCGCACGCTCGTCGTGACGCGCAGCGTCCCGGCGAGCGCGCCGGTGACGCGCGGCACCAGCGGCGCGACCGCGTTCTTCATCACCACCGCGCCGGCGCGCACGGCGCCGCGCAGCACGTTCGCCTCGACCTTGGCCGGGAAGTCGCGCAGCTTCTGGACCTCCGCCTCGACGCCGGTGAGATAGTCGTCCGCCATCAGGCCACCTTGCAGTCGGCTTCGACCTCGAGCCAGCGCCGGCGCCGCACTTCGGCGACGCTGCGGATGTTGTACACGCGCCCCTGGTAGACGATCTGCGCCGTGCGCGGCCGCACGTCGTCGCGAAAGCGGATGCGAAAGCGCAGGACGTCGAGCGCGACCAGCTGGTCCGCCGGCGCCGCGTAGTACTCGCGCCCCGACACCGGCTCGACGCGCGCCCAGGTCGGCACGTCGCCGCCGTAGGTGAGCGTCGGCTCGCCCGAGGCGGACTTGCCAGTCGTCGCGAACTGCAGCGTGATCTGGCGATCGAAGTTGACCGGCACGGCTAGAGCGCCGCGACCGGCAGGATGCCCTTCAGCTCGAGCCGCTTGCCCGCGGTGCTCGTGTCGACGGCCACCGTGAAGAGGTAGGAGCAGCCCGCCTTGCCCGACTGCACCGCCTGCAGCACGGTCTTGCCGGAGATCTGCGCCGAGCCCGAGAGCAGCAGCGAGGGCGACGGATCCGTGCCGAGGTTGCCGTCGACGCCGTAGGGCGCGACGCTCACGCTCACCACCGCCGAGAGCGACTCGTTGCCGATCAGGCCGGCCGTGAAGTCGAAGGTCAGCACGACCTTCTCCTCGGGGTACTTCGCGTCGAACGAGGCGGCGAGCGTCATCCGGTCCTCTCCTCGTCAGGGCAGCTTGACGGTGAAGTTGCGCGCGCGCATGGTCACCTCGCCGAAGCCGCGCGCGCTGATGCGCACGATGCGCCGGTCCCCCGTGAGCTGGCCGCCCTGCACGACGAGCGGCAGCTTCGCCGTGTAGCTGTGCGTCACCACGCCAGGCATCACCCGCACCTGGAGCTTCGGCAGGCGCGCCGTGTACGTGTGCGTCGCCGGCGCCGGCATCACCTTCGCCTGCAGCTGCGGCGTGCGCGCGGCGTAGCTGTGCATCACCTGCGCGGGCATCACCCGCTCCTGCACCTTCGGCAGCTGCGCGCTGTACGTGTGCGTCGCGAGGCCTGGCTGCAGCTTGGCCCGCACCTGCGGCACGCGTGCCGTGTACGTGTGCGTCGCGCTCGGCGGCACGACCGCCGATCCCGTGATCAGGTTCGGTACCTTGCCGCTGTATGTGTGGATCGCGGCCGCCGGCATCACCCGCGCCTGGACCTTCGGCACCTGCGCCGTGTACGTGTGCAGCGCGGCCGCCGGCATCACCCGCGCCTGCACCTGCGGCGCGAGCGCGGTGTACGTGTGCGTCGCCTGCGGCGGCTTCAGCGAGCCGACGAACTTCGGCACCTGCGCGGTGTACGTGTGCGTCACCTGCGCCGGCATCACCCGCGCCTGCACCTGCGGCACGCGCGCCGTGTAGCTATGCGTCGCGACCGGCGTGCCGATCGTGACCGGCGTGAACCCGCTCGACGTTCTCGTGCCGATGAACTGCATGCGCCCGATCGGGCGCTCCAGCTTCACGAGCAGCGGCCAAAGCGTCGGCGGGATCGGCGGCACATACGGCGCTGGCGACGGCACAAAGTTGGAGCGCGGCAATGCTCGCTTGCCAATCTGGCCGATCGACATGAGCAGCGGCGACTGCTTCGGCGCGTCGCGCTGCACAGCCGGGCCGCCCGGTGGCGCGTAGGCCGCAAAGACGACCGCGCCATCGTTCGCCGCCGTGGTGTAGCCGTTCCACGTGTATGTGTTGGAGCCGGCAGCTCCAACGTCAATGTTGGACTCTGCGGCCTTATAAACCCAAAAGCCTGCGGTGACGTGGTCCTGCGTAAAGCCAGTGTCCACGTTGGTGCTAAGCGGACCCGGATATCCAGCGAACGACGAGAAAACAGAGCAGTTCGCCGCCACGGTGGTAAGGGAAACACTCATCGCGCCAAAGCTCACGTTGAAGGCGGACGAGTCGAAAACCGGCGTTCCACCTGCGTTCGTGATTTCGTACAACTGAATCGTGCAGTGCTGCGTCGCTGCATCGAACGTCGCCGTTACCTGCGCAGCAGACGTGCTGCCGTTCGTCTTGCTATGAAGAGAGGCTACCGAGTGAACGCCGGTGCTTTTCGGACCAATGTCTTCGATGTAATTCCCGGCATTGACGTTGTCCGAGACCGTATGCGTCGTGACTTCGGCTTCCGACCCAACCGCAGCGACAATTTTGCTGCCATTGGTACATGCGGATGGAAACGTCTTTGAGACGGACGTGACGCCGCCCGAAGCCAGGGCGACCGCGGGAGTGGCCTGCGCGTAAGTGTTAGACGCCATTCGAGAGGATCAGGCTCCCGCTCGTCACCAGATTCCCGCCGGTCAAAGTTAGAGTCCCGCGCACCATCCTGTTCGTATTCGTCGGGTCGCCAAGGTCGCTCGTCAGAACTGACTGGTTCACCGGGTTCGGCTGGATCGGGGTAGGCGTCGGCGCTGGCCCGCCCTCGTACGTTGCGGCCGAGTCAGAGGCCCACGTCACACCGCCATCCAGCGAAATCTCGATGGAGATCGCGAGCTTCAGCGCAGGGTCTGTCCAGTTCGTGCGGTCGATCGTGATTGTGAATGACGTCGCGCCCAACGGCACCGAGCGCTGTGGAAGATTCGTCACGCCAGCGTGAAGCGTGCCGCTGAAAAATGGAATGGATTGCAGGACAGCCATTTATTCATCCCTCCCTTTTCTTACCGTCCACCGCGCCGTGAGCGCATGCCACACGCCGCGCCAACCGCGCTGCTTCGGCCCTTCCGGCACCGACTCCTCGATCTCGACGTCCTTCAGGTCGTCGGCCACCAGGGCGTGGTGGATGCCCCTGATGTGGTGCGAGCGGCGCAACAGGAAATACTTGCGCTTCTTGACGAGGTACTGCCAAAGCGCCCAGCACCAGCACCAGCGCAGCGGGTTGAGCACGTCACGCGTGCTCTAGTTCAGCGCGATCACCTGCAGGTTGTGCACCTGCATCGTTTCCGCCGTCGAGCCGGAACGGTTGAACTGCAGCGACAGGATGTTCGCGGCGGTCAGGTCAACCGAGCCCGACGCTACTGGCGCGCTCGCCGGGATCATCCACACGGTCGCCGCCACCGCGCTGTTGAAGAGCGCGTAGCCGGTACCGAACAACGTGCCCGCGTTGCCGGTGGTGCGGCAGTGCACGTCGACCTCGCACATCCAGCTCAGGTTCGTCTGCGACGCGGTGAGGGCCGTCGCCGCGCTCGTCACGAGGCTCGTGCCGTTCGCGTCCGCGCCCGTGCCGTAGAACACGGCGAACTGACCGTTGCCTGGCGTCGCGGCGGTCGTGATCCGGCCGAAGGCGCGGACCCGCACCGCCTTGCCCGGGCGCGCGAAGTACTGCCCGCCGAGCACCGGGAAGTTGGAGGCGGGATACAGCGCCTTGTTGGTCGCGGCGAGCGTGACCGCCGCCACGTCCGCGTTGACGAACGGCTCGCGCAGGTCGTTGAAGAAGATGCCGTCCGCCATCTGCAGACGGTGCACCAGGCCGAGCTTGTCGAGCCAGTACTCGAGGCGCTCGCCCATGGTCTTCGGGCGCGCCTGGGTATGCGCGAAATGCTGCTGGGTGAGGATCTCGGCGAACAGCGCCTTGCGCTGCGCCTCGTTGTGTACGGAACTGCCGCGGCGGAAGAGCATCGGGATCTCCTGGTTTAGGTGGTCGTCCACTGCGCGATACCGCTCACGTTCCACTGGATCGTGAGGTCGCCGGTGACATTGCCGACGTCGGCGTCCGCGGTGACCACGCTGAAGAGGCGCGAGGTCGACGCCGTGCCGGTCGAGCGGTAGACGGGGAACTTGCGCGCGTTCGAGAAGCCGCCGGCGGACTGCGTCCACACCACGTCGGCCGCGTCGAAGGTGACGGTGCCGGTCGAGCGCGTCACCGTCGGCGAGGTGAGCGTCGCGCCGCCGGCCGTGTAGTTCGTGCCCGTGACCTCGTTCGTGATATCGCTGAAGAAGGCGTGCGTGTCCTGGTTGACGGTGTAGGTGTTGGTGGCCGCGGCGGTCTTGATCGTGTCGGCTGTGAGGTTGAAAACCCCGTTCGTCGTGCCGTCCCATTGGCCCTTGATCGACGAGTAGTACATCAGGTGCGTCACGGCGAAGAGGTAAGGCCCGTGGCTCGCGTCGGCGAGGAGCAGCACGACGACCGCGATCGCGAGGAGCGCGAGCATCGCCGCCACGGCGCCGGCCGCCGAGGCCTCGACCGGCACGTACTTCGCCGGCAGGTCCTGGCTCGACTCGACCCACATGCGCCCGACCGCGTCCTCCAGAATCCACTCGCCGAAGCGCAGCCCGAACTTGTGCTCCGGGCCGGCGTCGAGCAGGCCCTTGAACTCGCGCCGCTCGATGGGATAGCGCGTCACCTTGGCGTGGTCGCCGTCCTTCTCCCAGCGGATCGCCTTCACCGGCTCGATGCCGTTCAGGCGATGGGTCGCCCCCGCGAAGAGGGCGGGCAGGTTGTTGTCCATCGATTCTCCCTTTCAGTGAAGGTCGTTGCGGACGGGCGGGGGCACCCGGTGCATGAGCGTGGCCGGCGGCACGCGCACGATGATCTGGCGGATGGCCTTGAACCGGAAACCGCCCTGGGCGACGAGCGCCCCGACCTCGTGCTCGGGGTTCGTGAATGCCCGGCCCTGGGTGGCGAACTCGATCCGGTAATCCGGGATCTCCTCGCCCTCGGCGAGCGGCTGGAAGAGCTCGCTCGCGGCGATGTACTCCTTGCCGCGACCAGACTCGTGATCCACGGTGTCGAGGATCACGCACAGGCCGAAGAGCGCATGCAGCATCGCGCGCTCGTCGCCGCTGGTCAGCACCTCGTGCAGGATCTTGAACTTGCCGACTCGGTTCGAGTCCGGGTAACTGATCTCTTTCTTCGTGTCCATCGGGTCCCTCAGTAAAGGACGATGCGGTATGGGTCGAGCAGGCCGTCCATGAAGTCGGCGGGCAGCTCGACCTGGGTGATGCGGGTGTCGACCGAGACGCTCTCGCGGTTCTCGTAGAGCGAGCCGATCGCGAGCAGCATCCAGGCGCGCAGCGCGCCCGGGATCTCGCCGATGAAGCTGCGGCCCGTGCCCGCGTTCGTGATGTCGATGAGCGCGCCGCCCGAGCTCGCGGCGAGCGTGTAGAGATCCGTGCCGGCGACGCTGCGCACGAAGAAGTTCGTGTACGCCGAGAGTCCGCCAGGCAGCGCGCCGTCCGCGGCGCTGACCTCGTCGCGGTTCGAGAGGCGCAGCGCGTCCGCCACGGCAAGGGTCTTCCAGCCAGGCACGCTGATCGTGTCCGCGGCCGGATCCGCGACCAGCGGCGCCGCGTGGCCGGCATCGAAGGTCACGGTCACGGCGCCGATCTGCGGCATCACGTTCGGCGGCCAGACCTTGCCGAAGGGCGGTGTGATGCGCGCCGGGTTCGAGCTCAGGTCGACCACGTAGTCGTTCGCCTGGCCGGCGGTGAGCGTCTGCACGGTGCCGCCCATGTCCAGGTAGGTGATCGAGACCACCTGCAGCACCGGGCCGCGCGGGATCACGATCGCGTTCGGCGGCAGCCCGTAGGTCTTGCCCCAGGGGACGTAAGACGCGCCGCCGTGCTCGGCCAGGCCGGGGAAGCTGTCGAGCACGAGCTTCCAGCGCGACGCGACGAGCTGGTTCTGCGTGCGCGTCTCGCAGGATGCGCGCGCCGCCGTGATCAGGCCGAGGACGAGCGCGTCCTCGTCCGAGACGACCACGCGCAGGTGACGCTTCGCCTCAGCGAGCGAGAGCGGCTCGGCGGTCGGCGCGGTGATCTGCTGCAGCGGCACGGGTCAGCCCCCGATCAGCCCGTTTAGATGCCCGAGCCTTCTGCGTTCTGCGTGCCGGCGTCGCCGCCGCGCGCGGCCGCGGCTTCGGCGGTGGCGCTCGAGCCGCGCTCGGCGGCGAGCGCGGTCACGGCGGCCTCTGTCTCGGCGGCCGCCTGCTCGGCCGGCATGTCGACCTGCACTTCCTCGGCGCTGCCCGCGAGCACGCAGCTCTGCGTCTGCGCGGTCACCGGGTAGTGCTTGCCCGCGGCGTACTTCACTTCGCCGCGGTCGTAGAAGTTGACGTTGAACAGGATGCGGGTGACTTTCTTGGCCATGAGGGCCCTCCTTTTTCCAAGCCCTCGCTGCGTTTAAACGAGGGCTTGGAAAAAGGAAGCCGGCGCGAACGCCGGCGTCCTCGAAGGAACAACGACTGAGGGAGAGTTCTTCTTGTTACGGAACGATCTGGACGACGTTCGCGCTGCCCAGGTTGATCGCCGGGTTGGCGGCTGCGTCCTTCGGCGGCGCATAACGCGCGACGCCGCCTTGCAGGGCCGCGCCCACCAGGCTCGCCGCCGCGCCGACGGTGAGCGAGCCGCGCACCCAGCTGAAGCCGTTCGTGGTGTCGAGCTCGTCATCGCGCAGGTCGACCATGGCGATCTTGTTGTCGCCGGTGGCCTTGACGATCTGCGTGATCGCCTTGTTGGCGACGTCTTTCGCGCCGGTGCCGCTGCTGTCCTGCGCCTGCTGCAGCTTGAAGTCCACCGTCGCCGCGGCGCCGAGGACGCCGGTGATGACCGTGGCGAGCATCCGCTCGAAGTTCGCCGCGCTGACCCAGGTGGTGTTGACGGTGCCGACGCCCTGGCTGACGGGGTTGATGACGTCCAAGACAGCCAGTTGCTCGGACATGCGTGCGTTGGGTTGCATTCCTGTGCTTCCTTCTAGACGGCCGGATGCCGCGGCGCCTGCACGAGCGCGCCGCGGCTAGCGGCCTGCGATTGCGGTGACCGACTCAGCGGGCGCCGAGCTGGACGAAGGGCGAGAGGTTGTTCGAGCCGTTGAACGGCGCGATCGGGTTGACGATCTTCGGCTGCGCGTCGACCCTGAACGTGGTGCGGAAGGCCGTGGCGTCGGCGTCGAAGTAGATGTGCATCGACGTCGCCGTCTGCAGCCCCGCCGCCTTCTGGATCGAGCGCACATACTGCGGATCGAGCAGCAGGACGTCGCCCTGGTTGGTGAAGCTCTTCGCGTGCTGCGACACCATGATCGGCCGGCCCGACAGCGTGCCGTAGGGCGTGGTCTGCACGCCGGCGCTGATCGGCATGTAGATCGGGTAGTTGCCGAGGGTCAGGGTGTACAGCGCCGGGATAACGTCGTTGTTGATCAGCCAGGTCGCACGGCCGTAGGAGCCCGCCGGCAGGCGCGCGATCATCTTCGCGATGTTCAGCGCCTGCAGGGTGAGCGTCGCCTGCCCCGATTCCTTGGCCACCGTGACCACGGCGTTGCCGTTGAACGCGCCGAGCGGCTGGCCCGAGCCGGAGCCGAACAGGATCGCCTCGTTCGTCTTCCAGCGGATCGAGTCGCCCACCTTCTTCGGCAGATAGCTCGAGAGCGCGCTGGTGTCGTCGAGCAGCTCGTCGGTGAGCGGCACGAGCGCCATCAGCTTGTAGAGGCGCAGCGTGGTGTTGCTGACCTTCGGCTTGGTCTGGTTCGCCGCGACCGCCTCCTGCTGCCAGAAGGCGCGGATGCCGTCCGTGCCCCAAGGCGTGGTCTCGTCTTTCGGGAAGACCATGCTGTTGCCCGACACCGTCGTGCCGTCGGTCAGCGGCAGGAGCGAGTCCTCGCCGAGCGAGTGCGTGAAGATCTCGGTCGCGAAATCGGGCGGCACCGCGAAGCCGCCGTCCGCGCCCTGGCCTTCGCTGCCGAAGGTGGTCGGCGCCGCGGCCTGCGGGCCCTTGCCGGTGTGCAGCTCGCCGGCCATGGCGTAGCCGACGCCCTGGAAGCCGGGACGTTGGCGCACCGCCTGGGCGAAGTGACCGAACGAGGCGAAGCCGCGCTTCGGATCGTCCTCGGCGTTCTCGTGCACGAGGATCGTGCCGGCCGGCTGCTGGCGCTCGCCGGCGGCGCTGTTCAGCGCCGCTTCTTCGGCCAGGAGCTCGGCCTCGCGGCCGATGGCATTGTTCGCCGCCTGCAGCTGCTTCTTCATGGCCTCGAAGGATTTCTGCTCCTCATCGGCGAGATCGCGGCCTTCGGCGTCGGCCTTGTCCGTGATGGCGCGCATGTCCTCGACCAGCTTGGTCTTCTTCGCCTGCAGGTCGCGGATCTTCTTCGACGTCATCGGCAGGACGAGCGGCGCGGGGCAGAGCAGCAACGGGGTGGCGCCCAGGGCCACCGCGGCGATCGCCGCCTGGGCCTCGGGGACTGCCATGGCGACGACGGCGATCGCCAGGGCGACCGCGGCCATCGCGAAGAGATGCTTCTTCGTCATGGTTTCGTTTCCTTCGGGTTGTTTAAACGAGGTTGCACCGCCGGCCGTCGGGCCGTCGCGGCGCCGGGCTCATCGGAGCCGGCGCCGATCGAGCTGGTGCTCAGCTCAGAATGTCGAGAGCGCTTTTCGCTTTCGCCAGGCTCGAGCGGCCTGACGCGCGGCTCTGCTTGAGGTCGCGGCTCATCTTGCGCAGGACGTCGTCGTAGGTCGCGACGCCGTCGACCATCTTCTCGGCGAGCGCGTCGGCGGCGCCCAGAATACGGCCCTGCCCCATGCCGTCGCGCACGCTGTCGATGGAGACGCCGCGGCCACGCTTCACACTGTTGGCGAAGGCGTCGTAGTACTCGTCGACCCGCTTCTGCATGAAGGCCCTGGCCTGGTCGTCGAGCGGGCCGTAGGGATGGCCCTCGGTCTTGAACTTTCCGGCCGAGACGAGCGTCGTTTTGATGCCGCGCTCCTCGAGAAATTTGGAATAGTCATCGTGCGCGCTCCACACGCCGATCGAGCCGACCTCGCCGCCCGGCGTGACGTAGAGCTCGCTGCATGCGGTGCCGATCCAGTAGGCGGCCGAGGCCGCCAGGCTGTTGGCGATGCCGACGATCGGCTTCTTCGCGCGCGACGCGAGGATCTCGTCGGCGAGCTCGGCCACGCCGTAGACGCTGCCGCCCGGCGAGTCGATGTCGATGAGGATCGCGCCAACCGTGTCGTCGGCGAGCACGTCGCGGAAGGTCTGGCTGAAGAGCTGCGTCGAGCAGCTGCCCGGGCCCGAGATGTCGTCGACCATGTTGCCGCGCTGGCTGATCACGCCGTAGAGCGGCAGCACCGCGATCGCGCCGCCGCCGGTGCGCGCGGCCGCCTGGCGGCGCGCGGCGCGGACCTCGCGGCTCTCGCCGATCTCGGCCTCCTCCATCGCGCGCGGCAGGCCGTGCGCCCAGCGCCCCATGACGCCGACGAAGGCGAGCAGGCGCTCGTGCTGCAGCGCCCAGGGCGTGGTGAGGAACTCGGCGATCAGCAGTTCGCGGCGCATCAAATACCCCCTTGTGCAGACGTCTGGACGCGCGCGGCGAGCTCGCCGGCGGCGGTCGTTTCCCAGGCCTCGAGCAGGTCGAGGACCTCGTTCCGGCGCGCCCGCAGCAGCTCGTCGCGCTGCCGCTCGCACCAGGCCGCCGCGGTCTCTACCGCGCACAGCATGCTGGCCGCGACGTGGTCGACGTGGTCGACGTAGAAGTCGTGGACGAACGCGGCCCAGCTGTCGTCGTGTCTGGCGAAGGCCTTGCGCAAGGTCACGACCTCTTTGCGCACCACGCGCGTGGCGACGCTCAGCTCGAGCGCGCTCAGGCGCGCCTGGTCTTCGTCGTCCGCCGGCGCCGGCGGCCGCTTCGCCGGCGTTTTGTCCTTGGGCTTGGGCTCGTCGCCCGGCGTGGTCATGTTGAGCGGCTGCAGCGGCTCGTCGAGGCCTTCCAGCGGATTCAGGCCTTCCTGCTCGCGCGCCTCGTTGCGCGTGAGCCAGCCGCCATTGATGCCCTGCTGGTAGTACTCGCCGCGCGACACCATGTCGCCGCGCGCCAGGTTGTCCATGTCGTATTCGAGCTCGAGCCCCGCCGCGTTGTCGGCCTCGCCGAGCAGCTGGTCCTCGATCGAGGCCTCGAAGCGCTCGGCCCAGGCCGTCATCGTGAACTTGATGAACTCGAGCGAGAGGTGCTCGACGTTGTTGTCGGTCGCGCGATCGAGCGCGAACGCGAGATGCGGCGGCACGTCGAACCAGCGGCAAATGTCGGGGACCTTGGCGTTCTTCGCCTCGAGGAACTGGGCGTCGCGGTTGTTCATGCCGAGCTCGTGGTACTTCATGCCGCTCTCGAGCACGGCGGTTTTGCCGCGATTCGCGCCGGCCTGCGCCTGCTGCCACGACTCGCGAAACGCGTCGCGCGCCGTCTTGTCCTTGAAGTTCGCCGGATATTCGATCCAGCCGCCGCTCGGGCGCGCGTCGTTGGCGAAGAAGCGCGAGCTGTAGCCCTGCTGCGCGAGGCCCTCGCCGATCGACTCGCGCGCGCACTCGATCACGTTCATGCCGGTAATGCCGTTGCCGGAGAATCCGGCGATCTTGAAGACCAGGCTCGGCGGCAGGACCTCGTCCTCGGCGTTCTGGTGCTTGATGCGGTAGCGATAGACGCCGTTCGACAGCATCTCGACCTGCGTGCGGTCGGGGTGCAGCGGCTGCAGCTCGGCGATCCCGCCGCGCCCGTCGGTAATGATGCGGTTGTAGCCCGTGCCGCGCAGGGCGATGTGGCCGACCATCATCTCGTGCCACTCGAAGCCGTTCTGCCAGCGGTTCGGTTTGCGCAGCAGCCGCCACAGCCAATGGTCGGTGATGTCCTGCCGGCCGCGGCCGTCCGCGGTCGGCTTGTACAGGCAGCGCGGCAGCGACGCCATCGTGCCGGCGAGCACGCGCACGCAGCGGAACACGGTCGACAGGCGCATCGCGCCGTCGGGCGAGACGCGTTGACCGGACGCGGTGCGCACGGTCACCGGCTCGAACCAGAAATCGCCCCAGGGCGAGCGATCGTCGACGCCGCCCTCGGCGCGGATCCGCGTGACGAACATCAGGCGGCGCTGGTCTTGTCGTCGTTCTTCGGCGCCGCCTGGTCATACAGACCGAAGCGGATGGCGATCGCGAGCGTGAGCACGATAAGCGCCAGGCCGCCGATCATCAGGCCGAGCTCGGGACGGTACAGCACGCCGCCGAGCGTGAGCAGGAACCAGCCGGCCAGGAGGCACGCGTTGAAAATCTTCGCATTCATACGACGAGCACCTCCGTAGGCGGCAGGGCTTCGATCGGCTGCACCATCCAGCGGCCGAGGCCCATGATCAGCGCGATCGCCGGGTCGATCTTCTTCGCCGCATCGTCCTTGCGCGGGAAGATGTTGTCTTTCGCGTCGCGGTGACACACGACGTTGGCAATCGCCCAGGCGAGCACCGGGTCGCCGTTGTGGTGAAAGCGCCGGCCGGCCACGAGCTCCTCGAGTTCCTTCATGGCCATCGAGAAGGGCACCGTGCGCGGCGGGTACTCGATCGCGGGGATCGCTTCGGCGACGAGCTCGATCGAGAACTGGGTCAGCTGCGCCGGATCGAACGGGACCTCGAAGAGCTCATAGCGCGTGCGATCGGCGAGCAACTCCTCGCGGACGGCCTCGATGTCGAGCACGTTGCCGGGCGTCGTGCGGATCCAGCCGTCGTGCGCCCAGGCGGCCAGGTGCTGATTGCCCTCCTGGCGCGTGTTTTCCTCGTTCGTGTAGTAGCGGCCGAAGGCGTAATAGTGAACGCCATCCTCGAGACGCCGGCGGAACAGCTTGATCTTCGCGAAGAGGTCCTTCTTGAAGGCCGCATCGAGCGCCGCGATGCAGCGCGCGCCGGCGAAGGCCTCTTCTTTCAGCGTGGCATCGCCGCACGCGTCCCACTGCATCATGTTCATCCAGGCGGTGTCGGCGTTCACCCACACGTTCAGGCGCTTGGTGAGGAACTCGTTCAGCGCCTGCGCCTGGACCTTCGCGACCGTGGCCATGCGGCGCAGGTCCTCGGGATCGACCGAGATGCCGTAAAGCGGGTTTGCCTTGCGCCACGTCGCCTCGGCGAAATAGTCGTCGCCCTCGTCGATCGTGTAGATGATTCCCCAGAAGCTTTCGTCCTCGGCGACCTCGCCCTTCACGTCATAGCCAAGGCCGTCGTGGCGCTTCAGCACGGCATTGAGGATCTTGGTCAGGTACGTGCGCACGTCGAAGCACACGCCGGCGCGGTTCGATCCGGCCGTCGTGATGCTCCACAGCAGCGACTGAGCGCGCGAGCCGCGGCCGCTGTCGAGCACGTCGTACACGGCGCGCGTCTTGTGCGCGTGCAGCTCGTCGATCGCGGCGAAGCTCACGTTCAGGCCATCCAGGCTGTCGGCGTCCGCGGCCAGCGGCTTGAAGATCGACGCGGTCTCGCGGACGGATATCGCCTTGCGGTAGGTCTGCACGCCGAACCGCGCGCGAAACTCCGGCTCGAGGCGCGTCATCTGCGCCCCGATGTCGAACACGATGCGCGCCTGCTCTTCTTTCGTCGCCGCGGAGTAGACCTCGGCGCCGATCTCGCCGTCCGCGGTGAGCGCGTACAGGCAGAGCGGTGCGAGCTTCGTCGTCTTCGCGTTCTTCCGCGGCACTTCTTCGTACACCGTGCGAAAGCGGCGCGTGCCGTTGCTCTTGTGCACCCAGCCGAACACGCACGCGATCGAGAACTTCTGCGCCGGCACCAGGCTGATGTGTTCGCCAGCGCTCCAGCCGGTGCCGTCCTTCACGTGCGGCAGCAGCTCGATGAAGCGAATCGCGCGGTCAGCCAGCTCGGCGCGCCACTCGAACGGCCACGCCGGGTCGGTCTTCCAGCGCTCGAGATCGTCCAACTGGCGGCGCGCCGCCGCCTTCACCCACTTGCAGGCCGGGATAAGCCCGCTAAGTACGTCCTCGGCGTATTGAAGCGCCTCGGCGGCGTGATCTACTTGAACTGTCCCCATCCGCCCGCCTCCGGCTTCGGCTCGACGCCTGGCAGCGTCGGCTGATGTCCAGACGCGGGGTCGCTCGGCGTCACGCGCGAGCGCGCCGCCGGCGACATGCCGAACTCGTTCAGGTACCGCGACAGCATCTCGAGCGCGCGGTTACGGATCTGCAGCGGCACGGACATCTGCTTGTAGCCAGACGGCGTGTCCCACACGCGGCCGCGCTCGCCGGTCTTGTCGGCATCAGGGTAGCGCGCGCCCTTCGTGCCCTTCGCCTTCGGCGTGCCGTTGTTCAGCTCCTGGATGCGACGCTCCGCCCATACGAAGTCGCCCCAGGCAACGCAGTAGCCGGCGAGCGCGGCGCGGTCGATCTGGCTGATGAGCCCGAGCTTTGCCAGGTGCGGCGCGATGCGGTTCCACTCGGCGCGCGCGTCCCTGCCGAGCTCGAGCGGCGCGTCGGGGATCTCGACCGGCGGACGGACGGCTTCGTCCAGGAGCGCGGCGAGCTTGCCCTTGCCAAATTTGCTCGCATCGCCATGCAGCACGTGCAGCTGCGCCGGCATCGGCTTCGGTCCGCGCTCACCCATGGGACAACGCCTCCTCGCTATAGGGCATGTGTTCACGGCGGAACTTCGCTGCGATGGCCGCGGCTTCCTCCGGAGTGTCGTAATACCCGAGGCGATACTTCTTGCCGTGAACGCACGCATGAGCCATAAAGCGCCCCGTGTCCTTGCGGTAGAAGACCCCGCGGATCCCGGTCACATTGCACCGATAAGCGTTCTTGTTCTGAGCGTTCTCCGCGTTGCTTAGCAGCCTGAGGTTCGCGAAGCGGTTGTCGAGCTTGTCTCGGTTGATGTGGTCCCAGGCATGGCCAACCGGCGGTCTGCCCATCAACGCGTGCGTGAGGTGAATTCGTTTCTCGCTATAGCGGATCACGTACCCACGGCCATCTAGCCGCCAGCGCAGTTTCGCCAGATCGGCGTGCTGGGGGTCAACGAGCGCCGGTCGCGGAGAGTTCCAGAGCTGGAGCTCGACATACCCCACTCCCTGAGATACCCCCATAACGAAACCTCCGGTCGAAAAAATTTGGGCAGCTATGCGGTCTAGCCGCGCACGGTTCCAAGGAATGGACCCCCCCTGGGGTGGCCGAAGCCACCGTCCTCGCTCGCTGTCTTGGCGGAGTGGCACGAGTGGCACAGCGACTGATGATTGCTCGAGGACCAGAACAGCTGCTTGTCCTCACCCGCACGCACGATGTGATCGATGTCCGTCGCCGCTGTCACGCGGCCGAGGCGCACGCACTCGCTGTGCTCACCACTGCTGCCATGCTCACGATCACCGCAGAGCGGATGACGTCTTAGCCAATGACCGCGGTATGCCTGCCAGCGTGAGCCGTAGCCGCGCTTCGTTGATGACTCGCGCCTAGCGTCGACCTCGCGCTGTCTAGCGCGCTGGTGCTGCTCGCAATGTCCAGACACGACGAGCTTTCCGCAGCCTGGATGCGGGCACGGTCGCAGCGCTGCGGTGGGCATTTAAAGCACGAAGGCCCGGGGTCGCCGGGCCTTCAGGGGATACTTCGGGAAATTTATCGAAGTGGACGCGATTTTCGACATGAATTGTCGGTTTGTCAACTGGCAACGATTCCGGCCTTCTTCAGCCGGTCGTCCAGTTCGTACATCGCAGGGCGTTCCTCGCCTCGCAAATGCTCGACCACGCGCTTGTTTAGCTCGCTCACCGTAGCCCGGTGCACGCCCAGCCGATCGGCGAGCTCGACGAAGCTCTCGCGCAAGCCGAAGTAGCGGCCGACGACGGCAAGGCGCAGGCGATAGTGCGAGATGTTGCCGGTGAGACCGGCGCCCAGGACATAGTCCGTGAGCCAGTGGATGGCGTCGCTCCAGTCGCTCGTCGGTCGAACGCCGGAGCAGCAGGCGGCGCGACAGGTGCATGGCTTGCTCTGCGGCGCAAACCGGCCGGTGACGATCTCGCGCCGCACGCGCGTGAGCTGGCTCAGTTCGAGCAGGATCATGCCGGCCTGCGCCGCACCGTCCAGGCCGGCGAGGCCTTTGCCTGGTGCGCTCGGTGGCAGTGCCTTGGCGAGGAAACCCTTCTTCAGCGTGCCGTGCGAGAAGTTGAAGGCGAACATCAGCGCGGAGTGTGCAGACGTGAAGATCGGAGGTTCCTGCATCGCCGCCGGGGACGGCGGGCTTTCCGGGGGCGTTTTCCCTCTGATCTCACTTTTTAGCGCTTGCATCTTCTTTTCCTCTCTTTTCTTTTGCGATCTTTCCGCGTGTGATAAGAAAATAAGCCCGCTATCCCCGTGATCCCCGCACACATCGGTGCCCAGTGCCGACGAAAAAGCGGCAGGACATCGTCCAGACGCGTGCGGGCTCAATGCCTTAGCTCATTTGATGGCCTCCACTTTCCACAGCAGCGTGTGATCCTTCTCGCCAGCACGCACGATGCGCTTGCCGTCGGCGATGCGGTCGGCGTGCTTGCGCAACCAGCTCGAAAGGCGGCGGGCGTTCAGGGTCCCGTCGCGATCCCGGCAGATCTCGAGGAGCACGAGGTTGAGTGAATCGTTCGACTTGGCGCGATCGATTGCCTCGGTCGCCGTGTAGCCTTCGTTTCCGTAGACCGCCTCCCAGGCGGCGATGACGCGCACGAGCTCGACGCGCTCGGGGTCTTCCTTGGCCAGGTCGGCGAGCGACTCGCAGGGATCGTGACAACCGAGCCAGATCAGCGGCGCGCGCACCATGTCCGACCAGCGCTCGAAACGGCCCCACGTCTGACACTGGTCGAGCGGCTTCTGCGCGGTCGAGATGAACGCTCGCAGGATCGTAAGACCGGCGGCGACCAGGCGCGGCCGGTGCTGCGTCATCCATTCCCGCAGCTCGACGTCGAATTGCCTCTGCTCGGGGTGCTCGACCTTCGGGTCCAGCCGGCACAATAGGGCGCGGGTGCGCAGGTCGCCGGCGATCACCAGCTGATTGCCCGTGGCGACAAAAAGCGTCGTCGTCGGCACGCTCATCATTTCAGTGCGACCGAGCACGCGCTGCCGATACGCCTCGCTGGTGAGCACGGCGCAAAGCGTGTCGCCCTCGAGCGGGCGCTCGACGTTGTCGATCAGCACGACCTGGTCGCCCTCGGCCAGGATCGCGAGCATCGTCTTCGTCGCCTCCTCGTCCGTGTCGGCGTACTTCATCGCCGGCGCCGAGACGCCGGTCGCGAGGATCCCCATGCAGTCGGCGAGCAGCGTCTTGCCGCTGCCCATGACGGGCGCAGTGATCCCGCCCAAAGGTGCAGATGGCAGGCTTCGCCGCACCAGCGCGGTCAGCGCGAGCGCGAGCGCGACCGATCGGTCGACCTCACGCTCGAACGGGAACGACTTGAAGGCCTCGGCGAAGATCTTGAGCGCGGCATCAGCGTCGTCGCGCGTCGGCGAGTCGGGAATTGTCGGGAACTCGATGCCGCACGGGTCGTACCAGCTTTGCGTGTCGACGTCGTAGCCCGGCTTCTGCAGCACGGTGCCGTCGGGTCGCAGGGTTGGCGAACTGATTGCCGACCACAGCCGCGGCAGCTGCCAGTGACCGCGCCGCGAGATATACGTCTCGGCGACCTTGTCGGGCGCGTTGCATGCGACCCACGAGCCGGCCGGGCCGTCGGGATCGTCTGGATTTTTTGCCTTCGCGTTCCACTTCTGCCAGATTGCCGCGCGTGTAAACGCGTCGGTCAGATATGGCGCGTCGACCGTGAGCAGGCCGAGCGAGCCGGGCGGCCGGCGCTTGTAGTGGCGCACGCTCGGCGTATCGCGCCGCACGACGCGCACGAGAAAGCCGGCGCGCTGATAAATGCGCAGCCCCGACTTGATCAGCGCGTCCTCGGCCGCCTCGACGATCTGTGGCAGCTCGCCCTGGATCCACTTGATCACAGGCCGATCATCTTCCGCACCATTCCCTGCAGGTGGCTCGGCCCCGCCTGTCCCGCCAATCGGAGGCTCAGCCGGCGGTTGGCGCTTATCAGGTTTCGGGGCGCGGGGCTTCTGTGATCGCGGCGCCATCCATCCCGCGCGCTTCGCGAGCTCGAAGATCGTGCCGGCCGAGATGTCCTTCGGCTCGAAGGTGGTCCAGCGCCTGGCGATTTCGTCGCCGCCGGGATACTTGGCGCTGCGCATCGACCAGCGGTCCCAGAGGGCCATGCCGAGCTCGCCATAGGTCGCCTTGAGCGCCATGCCGATCTCGATCCACTGGTTGTATTCGTCGGCGGCGATGTAGGCGAGCGCGCTCTCGACACGCACGAGCTCGTCGGTCATCGAGAGCGATGCAGGTGCGGCCTTCACGCCCTCCCCGCGCTTCTTCGTGCCGCGCACGGTCGCGCGCAGACGCTTGAGCGTCTTCCCGTCGATCGGCGCGACCTCGAGCGGAGTGCCGCTATAGTGCGCGCCGGTCCAGGTGAAGAACTGGCGACCGCAGAACACTTCGACGCCGACCGCGTTGTTCTTGAAGGTCTCGCTTTCGCCGGCAACGAAGATGTGCACGCCTTTTTTCGACGGCGAGTACTCCGTATAGGAATTGCAGGCGGCGATGATGTTGCTCGCGCGCTCGCTGACCTCGCCCGTGTCGAGATCGATCACGCTGTCGAGGTCGATGCCGATCAGCCCATCGCCAGGCAGGAATGCGAAGCCGGTCCCGCTATACCCGCCGCGATCGCACGCCAGTTGCGCGTCCGTGTGCCTCACGAGCTCCGCGCGATCGGCCTCGGATCCCTGGTCGCCGTGGCGGCGCTTGCCGCTCGCGTAATACGGAACCTTGCGCGGCTTTTTGTCCCCGGGATGGCGCTCGAGCTTCCAGACGAGCCATTGCTTTTTCTCCAGGAGCGCGTTGGGGACCATCCGATCACGGCTTCCCGCGGTAGACCGGCCAGCTGCCCGGCGTCCCCGGGGCGGCGCCGTCGTAGGAGGCCCAGGGCTTGATCGCCGCCGGCCGCACCAGGTAGAGCTGATCGCGGTGCATGACGAAGCGCGTCTTCGTGTGCACGTCCTCGAGCAGGCGCGCGCCGTTAGGACGGATCTCGAGGCAGATCGCCGTGCGCCCCTCCGGAGTGCGGACCAGATCGTCGGGCTTTATCGTTGTTTGCACTTCGCCCTGATTCGGGAGCTATGGGCCGGTTCGACTTCCGACAATGGCGCGCGCGAGGTCGAGCGCGTTCTCCTCTTCTCGCATGCGCCTGAAGCGTTCGATGGTCAGCGAGATCGCGCGGTTGCCGACGATCCACTCGAAGGCGTTCAGCTTGTGCGGCGGCAGATACTTGCGGCCGTTCAGGATGTTCGCGAGATGCGGCGCCCTGATGCCGACATGGTCGGCGGCCGAGCGCTGCGTCATCGACCGCACGCGCCGGTGATGCCACGCCCAGGTGATCGCCGCCTTCACTGCCTGCTCCTCGTCGTCACCGAACGATGCGAGCACGTCAGAGCGCACTAAATCGGGCGCTTTGAGCAGAGAAAGCAGTTTCAATTCAGATTGATGCACGATTACACGTCGCCTTGAAAATTACAGGTCGCGTTACACGTCGCCCTGTCGCCAAAAAAACACACAATGGCCGCTATGCGTTCTTCGGCTCTTGAGCTCACGCCGAGAGCTCCAGCTGCTGGGGCTCGGCCGGCGGATAGAGATCTGGCCGCAGGTCGCTCCGCGTGACGCGCGGCGCGCCGGTCGCAGCGTCGACGGTGGCGCGCTCGAGATCAAGCACACGCTCGGCGGGCACGCCGCGGCGCTTCCAGTTCGCCACCACCTGCGGCTTGACATTGATCGCGCGCGCAAGCGCCGACAGGCCGCCGGCCAATTCGATCGCCTTGAGAAGCGCATTGCTCACGCCGCATTCTAAACACGGCGTTTAGGCCTTCGTCAACATCGCGTGAAACAGAAGTCAGTGACGCTGGCCTACACTTTTTGTGTATGCCTAGATCAATAAAAGAGATTCCGGCGGCGCCGATGCTGAACCGCCTGAGAAAGCAGAAGATCACGCCGGCCGCGTTCGCCAAGAAGATCGGCGAAAGCGATCAGTCGCTGTCCAACTGGCGCCGGCGCGGCATCCCGCCGGCCAAGGTCGGGCGCATCGCCGCCGAGCTCGGCATGACCTACGAGCAGTACATGCGCGAGGCCGGTCAGCCCCTGAGCGTTGCGAACCAGGAGAGCGCGCAATACAGTATCGGGCGCGACGCCCTGCTCGACGACTATGACCACCTGCCGCCCTGGCTGCAGGAGCACATCGCCCGCAAGACGCGCGAGCTGCGCGAATACGCCGACGCCCTGCCCCTGTTCCTGCGCGAAAGCATGAGCGCGCCGCCGACCGACCCAGAGGCCTACCGACTCTGGGAACGCAACATGGAAGCCGACCGGCTGCGCATCACGCGGCAGGCCACCACCAAGGGAGCCAAGACATGAGCATCGCCTCGATCTTCATCCTCCTCGTCGCCTTCGCCATCATCGCCCTGCCCGTGATGATCGTCGCCAGCTGGTTCAGGACGGGGCCCGTCCTCTTCTGCGCCGATTGCGGCACCGAAGGCAAGGCCAAGCTGCAGGCGCAGGGCTCGTTCCTCGTCGAGGTGTTCCTCTGGCTGATGCTGATCGTGCCCGGCTTGATCTATTCGCTCTGGCGCATGTCGTCGAAACGCAAGATCTGCCCCCGCTGTGAGAGCCAGCACCTGATCCCGGCCGATTCCCCCATGGCGAGGAAGCTGCGCGCCGATCTGGCGCCAAAAATCGCCGCCTGATTCATCGGCAAAAGTTCACATCCTGTTGACAACCGAGTAAACACTGTGTTTAGAATGCGCCCCGTTGGCATCGCCATAGGGGGCGCAGGTGGCACGCAAGGGCAGGGGAGCACGGCGGGGCACTGACCCCGTCTACGCGGCCGAACACGACGCCCTGCCGCGCGTCGTGGCGCTGAAGGGCGGTCACACCGCCATCGTCTTCGCCGGCGGCCGCAAGTGGCTGCACGCCGTGGCGATGGACCAGCCGATCGGCATCGTCACGCTGCCGATCGCGAACGACTTCGACACGCTCGAGCTCAAGGGCAAGCCCTATCCGGTGCGCCGAGCGGCGCGCATTTATCTCCGCTCACCCATCGTCAAAACCGAGCGCGCGAAGCGCGTCCTGCGCGCGCTCGCGAAGGGCACGACCGAGGTCCTCGCATGAAGACCTTGGGCCAGCCGATCGGCATCGCTGCCGATCGTCAACGACTTCTTCGTCAACCACAGGAGAGAAACATGAAACGCATTCTCTGCGCGCTGTTCGCGCTCGTCCTCGTCGTGCTCGCCGGCTGCGCCATCACGCCGGACGAGAAGGTGGTTTGCCCGGGCACCGGCGGTGAGGACTCGACGTTCCGCTGGCACATGAGCTGCGGCCAGCCGGGCATCGCCGACTTGAGCGAACCGCGCGTGCTCGCGCGCAGCTGCTCGGCCGGCTGCTAAGGCCGTGACCATCCGCAGCGGCCTGCGCTACGCCTTCGTCGCACTCTTGACGCTCTTCGCGCTCGCCTGGGTGATCGACATCGCGCCGCGCCTGCCGCTGTGGCTGAAGCCCGGCGGCCTCTCGAACGTCCACACGTCTGTACCCGGGCTGAACTGCCCGGCGCCGAGCCCGCTGCAGCAGCTGCACATCGTCGTGCATGACACCGGCACCGAGCTCGTCGGCTACTGCCTCTACATCACCGCACGCGGCGAGTACACGCGCCGCACCGTGGACTTCCGTTGAGGCGCCGCCCCGTGGACGAGCTCCTCAAGATCCGCCACGCGATCCTCGGCAAAAGCGAAATGCTCGACATCGAGCGCGCCGAGATGGTGCGGCAAGAACGCGATCGCACGCGCGTCATGCTCGGCGCGCACGGCCTGGCCACCGCGAGCTTCGCCACCGGGCGCGACCCGAAGTGCCAGAACTACCTGGAGTTCCAGCGCATGGCCGACCGCATGCGCGCCGGCGGCTACCACGCCCATCGCCGCCGCACCGGGCACGACGCGGTGGACAAATGAACTCGCGCACCGCGCCCCCGCCAGTCGGCGCGCTCGCCGACGCGCTCGATCCCTGGACGCATCAGCGCGCCTGGTGGGGCGGCTACTCGCTCCTGCGCATCATCGACCTCGACGCCGGCACGGACGAGTTCGTCGTGCTGCGCCCGAAAGGCCTCGCCGACTTCCGCGACCTCGAGTGGAACGGCCGCACGCTGATCCTGCCCGAGCGCGCGCGCACGCTCTACGAGACGGCCGAGATCCTCGGCCGCGCCGACGAGCGCTACCGCGCAGCGCCGCCCAATCCAAAAACAACGCGCCTCAGCGCGGTCGACCGTGAACGAGCGCTCCGAAGCTGACCCGCTCGCCGATGCCCACGCACTTGCCAAAGCGCACCGCCTTTTCATCGTCGAGCGGCACGACCGCGTCTACGACCGCGAGGCGTGCCGCTACGTTCAGTTCACCATCTGGATCGTCTATCGCCGCGCGGCCGCCGGCTGCGACCGCGGCGTGCGCCTCGGCAAGCGGCGCAATCCGGCCGCGCTCCTCCGCTTCATTCGCCAGCTCGTCCCGGCGGCCTGACGTGCGCCGGTTCTTTCTTCGCCTCCTCGCGTGCCTGCGCCATCGGCGCGCGCGCTACGGCTCGAGCCCCGCGCGCGGCCTCGGCGGCTGGACGAGCCGCGCCGACGCCGAGGGCAACGTCCAGGTCCTGCCCGGGCGCCGCCGGTGAAATACACGCTCCTCATCTTCGCCGCCACCTGGATCTCGGTGTTCACGCTCGGCCTGCAGAGCCTGAACGTCAACCAGGGTCACTACCTCGCTGCCGCCGTCACCAGCTTCTTCATCGGCACCGGCCATATCCTGCTTTACAAGTTCATGCCGGGCGCCGACCTGGTCGAGCTCGCCGCCTACTACCTCGGCGGCATCACCGGCATCACCGCCTCGATCTGGTTCCACAAGCGCGCGAAGGTCTGGCTCGCCGCCTGGCGCGCGCGACGCGGCGCGACGCAGCGACCGCCGAAAGCACCACCGCCGCAGCCGCATCGGCGGCTGCCTGACGAGCACTGCGACGTCGCTCACTGCGGCGCGATCAAACCAAACGACACCCACTAAGAGGGAGAACAACAATGCAAGACCAGATCCTCGCCGCATTGAAGAAGCGGGGCGCCCCCATGAAGCCGGGCGATCTCGCAGCCGCGCTCGACGTCACGACCAAGACCCTCCGCACCCATATCGCGCCGCTCCTCGAGGAGGGCGCCGTCAAGGCCGCCGGCAAGACCGCCGGCCGCTTCTACGGCCTGCCCGACATGGCGTTCGCTGCCGCCGAGTCTGCCCCCCCCCAGCTGCGCAAGCCGAAGAAGCACGCGGCCAAGGGCAAGCACAAGGCCAAGCGCCGCGCGAAAGCCCAGCGCGCAAGCGCGCGCCCCGCCGCGGCGCCGGCGCAGGCCGAGCGCTTCCTCGCCACCGTTGACGTGAACTGCAACCTCGTGATCGTGACCGGCGCCATCCACGTCTTCACCGAGGAGCAGACCGAGCAGATCGCGACGCTCCTCTTCAATCACTGGAAGGAATGACTTCGGCAAGCCGATGGTGCGCGGTGCCTATTACAACGAAATCGACCGGTACTGCGCCCAGTGGCTTCGCAACCTTATCTCCGCGGGACACATAGCGGCAGGCGACGTAGATGAAAGAGACATCAGACTTGTTCAACCCGCCGATCTTGTCGGATATGCCCAGTGCCACTTCTTCGCAGGAATCGGCGTCTGGAGCGAAGCGCTCCGGCTCGCGGGATGGCCGGACGATCAGCCAGTCTGGACCGGAAGCTGCCCCTGCCAGCCGTTCAGCACCAGCGGGCGGCGCAAAGGGCATGAGGACGAGCGCCACCTATGGCCGGCTTGGTTCGGGCTCATCCGCGAGTCGCTCCCTGTCGTGTGCTTTGGCGAGCAGGTTGCAGACGGTGACGGAGAAGCTTGGCTCGACCATGTGGGAGCAGACCTGGAAGGCCTCGCGTACACCATCGGGGCGGTATCTGCCGCGGCATGTGGTTTCGGTGCGCCGCACGAGCGCCTCCGACTTTTCTTCGTGGCCGACACCAGCGAATCACGAGTTCGAGATCAGGGATGTGGATCGGATGCTGGCGAGGAGAGCCGAGGTGAAGAGCAAGGGCATCAACGGCAATGGCTTCGGCATGACGTTGGGGATGGCGACCATGGCATGGCTGAGCTCATGGCCAACACCTCAAGCGCACGATGCGACAGGGGCCAGGACGCCGGAGCAGCCAGGGGAAGCGAACCTCAACGAGAAGGCGCTGCTCTCGACCTGGGCGACGCCGACCGCCAGGGACTACAAGTCGGACCGAGGGCAAAAAACGGACGCCGAACAATACGGGGAGAAAGGACTCCCGCTGCCCCGCCAGGCGCTGTTGGCGGATTCTGGTCAAACGCGCAGCTTGTTTATTGCGCGGACGAGCGGTGGCGGGCAGTTGAACCCGGCACATTCCCGCTGGCTCATGGGGCTCCCTCCAGAGTGGGACGCCTGCGCGCCTATGGCAACGCGATCGTCGCGCCGGCCGCCGCTGAGTTCATCCGAGCCTACATCGACACCAGGAAGGCAGCATGACAAAGAGTAGCGATTCCACAACGGACAAGGTCGCCCACGTCACGCGCGCCGGCCAGACGCGAGAGCACACCTGCCACTGGCCAGGCTGCACGCTGCAGGTGCCGCCGGCGCTGTGGGGATGCAGGCCGCACTGGTACCGGCTGCCGCAAGCACTACGCAGCCGGATCTGGCGCAGCTATCGCATCGGCCAGGAACGTGACGGCCGCCCATCGCGCGGATACCTCGAGGTCGCCCAACAAATCCAGCAGTGGATCCACGACAACTACTTCACCAACGAAAGGCTTCCATGACCACCGCCACCGCGCGCCGCACCAAGAAGACCGCCACCGCAGCCGCCGCCTCCACCGCTGCAGGGCTCCCGCTCCCCGCGCTCCTGAAGGGCGAGATCTACATCGGCGCCATCATCGGGCCAGACGGCCGCGGCGAGCACGTGATCCTGCTGCCCGGCGACCAGGAGGAGATCACCTGGAAAGACGCCTTGGCCTGGGCGAAGAAGCAGGGCGGCGACCTGCCGAACCGCGTCGAGCAGGCGCTGCTCTTCGCGCACCACAAGAAGGAGTTCACCAAGAACGCGTACTGGTCGAACACGCAGGGCGCCGACGACGAGCGCTATGCCTGGTGTCAGGGCTTCTACTGGGGCGATCAGGGCTTCTACTACAAGGACTACACGCTCAGGGCTCGCGCGGTCCGCAGAGTGCCCGTTTAACCATTCCAAGCCGGAGGCTTTCAAAAATGAAAATTCTCGACCTCTCCCCCGAGCAGCTCGCGCAAGAAGTGACGCTCGTGCTGCCGCTCTCAGCCGTGCTGCGCCTCGGCGAAAGCGAACGAGCACTGCGCACCGAGGCGCTCGCCACCGCGACCGGCGCGCGTGTGGCCTTCCACGAGGACTTCGCGCCCGAGATCGGCGCCGAATGGCTGGGCGGCAAGTTCGCCGGCCTCTCGTTGCATGAAGGCAAGCCGGTCGCGCTCATCCTGCTCCCCGGCGAGCGCGATGACATCACCTGGAAGGACGCGCTCGCGTGGGCCGAGGAGCAGGGCGGCGTGCTGCCCTCGCGCATCGACCAGCTGGTGCTCCTGCAAAACCTGAAGCCCGAGTTCAAGCAGGAGGCCTATTGGTCCTGCGAGCAGAACGCCGACGACGAGCGCTATGCCTGGTACCAGTACTTCTCCTGGGGCCCTCAGAGCTACTGCGGCAAGGACAACACGCTCAGGGCTCGCGCGGTCCGCAGAGTGACCATTTGACCATTCATGGCTGATCTCTTCGATCAACCCGGCGCCGCGCCAGCGGCGCCGGCCGCGCGCAAGCCCCTCTCGCTGCATAGCGATACGGACATCTACCGCGCCGTCACCGAGCTCGCGAAGTTCGTCACGGCCGCGGCCGCGCACATGCGCCGCGACGTGAAGCCGCTGCTCGGCAAGATGCTGATCGACGAGACGGTGTGGATGAGCGTGCTCATCCTGCGCGCCAACAAGGCGCGCGCCGCCGCCAAGCTGCCGCACCTCGAGGAGATCCTGGAGCAGACCGAGCTCGTGCAGGTGACGCTGCGCCTCGCGCGCGAGTGCCGCTACCTGCCGAACAAGGTGTTCGAGGCCTCCGTGCCGCTCACCGCGTCCGTGGCCCGCCAGGCCACGGCGCTCAGGAATCATTTTGTCGCCGCACCGTAGTCGCCTGTTGCGCGAGCGTCACGGCGCTCGCGCCCGAGCATCGATCTCTCTGGTCGCGCCGCTGGCCAGCACCCTGGCCACCGACACGCGCACAACGGATACGGCCGGCCCCGCCGGCGCGTCCGGCGCAGTCGACGCGCTGAACGACCTGCCGCTCTTTGCAGGCCCTCGGCACGCCGATGTGGCAGCCGCGATCGACCGCAGAACGCCGACGACGAGCGCTATGCCTGGTACCAGAACTTCAACTGGGGCAATCAGAACAACTACAACAAGGACAACACGCTCAGGGCTCGCGCGGTCCGCAGGGGGAAGCGGGGCGGACTTTTCTTCCGGCGAGCTCGTCGAGGCCTGGCTCGACTGCCGCCGCCACAAGCGCACCACGCCGGCCGCGCTCGCCTTCGAGGCCGACCAGGAGGAGGAGCTCACGCGCCTCGCCGAGGAGCTGGCCGAGGGCAGCTACCGGCCAGGGCCGTCGATCTGCTTCGTCATCGAGCGCCCCAAGCTGCGCGAGGTGTGGGCGGCCGCCTTCCGCGATCGCGTGGTCCACCATCTCCTCTACAACCGCGTCGGCCCGCGCTTCGAGCGCGCCTTCATCGCCGACAGCTGCGCCTGCATCGCGGGGCGCGGCACGCTCTACGCCGCGCGGCGCCTCGAGGCCAAGGTGCGCGCCGTCAGCGCCAACTGGACGCGCCCGGCGCACTACCTCAAGTGCGACATCGCGAACTTCTTCGTCTCGATCGACAAGCGCATCCTCGCCCGCCTGCTCGAGCGCCGGATCCGCGAGCCCTGGTGGGGCGCGCTCGCCGAGACCATCGTCTTTCACGATCCGCGCGAAGGCGTCGACGTGCGCGGCCCGCGCGATCGCCTGGCGCTCATCCCGCCGCACAAGAGCCTCTTCCGCCAGGACGGCGACCACGGCCTGCCGATCGGCAACCTGTCCTCGCAGTTCTTCGCCAACGTCGTCCTCGACGTGCTCGACCAGTTCGTCAAGCACCGCCTGCGCGCACGCCACTATGTGCGCTACGTCGACGACTTCATCCTGCTGCACGAGTCGCCCCGGCAGCTGAACGCCTGGCGCGCCGCGATCGAGGAACACCTCGCGGCCGAGCTCGCGCTCCAGCTTAACCCCGCCAAGACCATCCTGCAGCCCGTCGCGCGCGGCATCGACTTCGTCGGCCAGGTCATCGCGCACCACCGCCGCACCATCCGCCGGCGGACGTTCAATGAGGCGCTGAGCCGAGTCGCAGCCGTACCGGCCGACGAGCTCGAGCAGACGGCGAACAGCTACTTCGGTCTGCTGCGCCAGGCGACGCACAGCCAGCGCGATCGCGCGCGCCTCGGGCGGCTGCTGCGCCGGCGCGGGCTCACGGTCAATCACGGCCTCACGAAGGCATATCAGTGCTGACCGACTGGCAGCTCGAGCAGCTCGCCGGCGAGGCCATCGGCCTCAAGCTCTCGGGCGCCGAAAACCGTGACGCCTTTCTCTGGATCGAGGCCGAAGCGTGCGAGCCGTGGACCCCGCTCGTGTCTGACGAGCAGGCGATGCGCCTCGTAAAGCAGCTGCGCCTGCATATCGACCAGCGGCCCAACCAGATCAGCGTGCAGGACCCAGACTTCGAGGTCCTGGTCTACGCGGATTTTGACCGCGGCGACCTTGCGCTTAATCACGCGATCGTCAAGTGCGCCGCCATCATGGCGCGCAGGAAGGCACAGCAGCCCGTCCGGACGTCGGCACCGCCTCCCTGATGAATTGCCCCATCTGCAACGGCGCGGAGAGCGCAGTGCTGGAGGTGCGCGACGGTCGGCGCCGCCGCGAGTGCACCATGTGCCACCACCGCTTCACGACCTACGAGGTGCCGGCGGAGCGCCTGGAGAAGCTCGAGCGCCTCGAGCAGCACGCGGCGGCGATCGCGCATGAGATGGAGGACAGTGCGTGAGCGCTGTACGATGCGCAGCGAGGAGGCCGCGCATGCAACGACGGCAACGCCCGGCGGGCGTGATCGAGAGGAAGGGCCGCTGGTACTACCGGCCGACGAGCGAACGCGAGCGGCTCGAACGCCGGCAGAAGGGCTTGCCGGAGACGATCCCGCTTGGCGCGGCCGAGAGCGTCGAGGCACGCATGAGGTGGGCCGAGCTCACCGGGCGGCGCGAGCCTGTGGCGGGTGGCCACGGCACCGTCGAAGAGCTCATCCGCCTGTGGCTCGCGCCTGGCGCGAACGGCAAGCCAGCCGCCCTGGTCGTGAAAGAAAACGGCAGGCGGCGCGCCGAGAGCACGGTGCGGCAATACCGCTGGATTGCCGAGAAGGTGCTGCTGCCACGCTTCGGTCGCATGCGCTACGGCAAGACGGCGATCGAGGCCTCGCGCGGCGCCGCGATCGGCACCGTCGACGTGCAGGCCTACATTGCCGAGATCGGCACCACCACGGCGAACGTGGGGACCGCCTGCCTCTCATCAATCTTCATGTGGGCGAAGCGCACCGGCAGGACCACCTACAACCCATGCGACGGCGTGGCGAAGATAATGCAAGAGGGCCGCGGCCGCGAGCCGCTCGCCTGGGAGGTGGAGAGCCTTGGCGCCATGGCCGAGGCGCTCGGCCGCCGACGCCTCGCGCTGATGATCGACTTCGAGTCGATCTCGGGCTGGAGCGCTTGCGACATTCTCGGTCTGCAGCGGCGCCAGTTCACACACGAGGGCATCCGCATGGCGCGGCAGAAGACCGGCCAACGCATGCTCCTGCAATGGAGCGATGACCTGAAGCGCATCGTCGGCGAGGCGCTCGAGCTGCCCGGCGCGCGGCGCGCCGGCGTCTTTCCGCTGTCGCACGTCTTCGCGAGCCGCAGCGGCAAGCGCGTGAGCGGTTCGACCTTCTGGGCGGAGTTCCGCCGCCTGGTCGAACGCGTGAACGCCACGCTCGCCGCCGGCGTCGTCGACCCGCATACGCTCGAGGCGCACGAGCGCATTGCCATCGAGGACCTCGGCTTCCACGATCTGCGCTCCAAGGCGGGCGATGACGCCCGTGACGCCGGCATCGACATGCACGAGTTCCTGGGCAACACGGCGGCGGTGGCGAATCGTCACTATGCGCGGCGTGAACGCAAGGTCGTGCCTCTGCCCCTCAAGCGCTCGTGAAGAACGGCTTCGTGTACTTCCTGCAGCAGGATGTCACGAACGCCGTAAAGATCGGTTACACGGCGACGGTACGCGGCGTCCAGCAGCGGCTGAACGACCTGCAGGTCGGCTCGCCGTACAAGGTGCGCGCGCTCTGCCACACGCCGGGCGACCGCCTCGTCGAGCGCGAGCTGCATGAGTACTTCAAGTCGCACCGTCTGGCCGGCGAATGGTTTTCACCGTGCGACGAGCTCATGACATTCATCGCCAAGCTCGTCGAACAGCGCGGCGCGGATCCGCTGCTGATCGTTCTCGCCGGCCATCTGCGCCGCCGGCGTCCGCGAGGTGTCATCGAAAGGAAGGGGCGGTGGTATTACCGGCCGACGAAGCAACTCCAGCGCGCGCGGCGCGCGGCCCAAGGGCTGCCGGAGACGATTCCATTGGGCCCTGCAGACAGCGCCGAGGCCTGTCGGATGTGGATCGCCGTGCGCACCGGCAGAGGCGCTCAGGCCGCCGCCGGGAAACAGTGTTACCCAGTTTCCCGAACCGAAGAAAATACGGTTGCAACCTCAAAGACTTAGAGCCGCGCTCTCTAATGCTGAATTAT